CCAAGAAGCATACGTTGTCTTGCTTCCCTTGTAAATCTTATTCTGTGCCCGTACAAAAACAAACCGTATGTCTAGTTCAGGATGTTGTTTCTTTATAAGCACCATTTTCACCCTGTCATCTTTTGTAAGATGCCCCTTCGCCTCAACGTATATGTTGCTTTCAGTAAGGTAGAAATCGGGTGTATAATTACGTGGTTGTGGTATGTATTGAAACTTTGTTGTTTCATATTCAAATTTCACGCCATTATCTGTAAGAGTACGAGCTAGATTTAACTCAAACTGTGATCTGTATCCTGCCTTTTTCAAAACACTACCCCTATTGAACTTAATCTTTTTGCTGCGTAACTTGCCAGTTTCGGGGACAGTCTTTCTATACTCGTAAGTTCTTTTGTCAATGGGCGTATCGGAACGCATACAATAGCTCCTGACTGTGCTGTTCTGCTTATAATTTGTAACTCTGATTCTATCTTCCTGATGTCACGAGACTCTGTGTCTACATTCAACCCACCAGATTCTGTGTAATTATTAAGTAAGGTAAGAGGCAGTCCCTTTTCGCTTTGACGAAGTAGGACTACTCTCCTCTCCCCACCATGATTCAAGTTAGATTCAATAAAGACCTGATACATGTCCTTATTCATGCTCATCAACTCAAGATCATATTCTCTTGTAAATAGATAAGGCATCAGATTGATTTCTTTTTTAAGGTAGAATACCACACTTGTGGTGGGTTCTTTGCTCGTGATGTAACGCGGTCATGTAAAATAGCATTAGGCCAGCAGTGATATCTGTAACCACACAGATTGCATTCACGAGGCAACAGTTTGTTTCCCGTGTCTATGATTGCGCCATCTCTCTTGTAGGTTTCAGATTCAGGTTTGTATGGCTTGAATGGTTTTACTTCAGGGTTAGACAGGAAACGAACGCGTTTTTTTGCGTCCTCAAGATACTCTGCCTTGTCATCCTCAGACCAATCAGGAACCTCAACCATAGCCACTTGACCATCAGACTTGTTGACAACGATCCATCCACCAAAAGGTAAACCAACCGATTCAGCATACAAGAAGCCCTGCATGACATAACCAAAAGGATCATCTTCCTTGAGCTTGTCATAGCCCCCCATACCTGTAAACTTGTATTTGTATGCCCAATCACTCGCAGACTTGACATCCCAAACTTTCTCCTGACCAAGCTCATCCCGTATGATAACGTCAAGTGTCCCTTTTACGAGCACACCATCTATCGTAAGTTCTACAGCTTTTTGGAAGTCAACTATATCAACCCCTGCCTCTCGCATGATGAGCATGAGAGCGGCTTCTGTGAGATCACCAAAGAAGAATCTGAACAGAGCATTGTAGTCCATTTCCTCTTTGATGCCATGTTTCTCTAGCACCTGTTGACAAAGAGGACGACCCAGCCCTGACATACGTATGCGAAACTCGCCACGATCTCGTGAAAGTTGCTTGTGTGCAGACTCTTCACAATCAGCAGCAAACTGTGAAAGGTTAGGCAGGGAGACTTTTACATCCCCCTGCCCTGCCCTCAAAAGGTAATCTTGGATTTTAAGCAGCGTTAGCATCGTCGAAGTCTGCTGCTAGATCAATGTCGTCATCGTCAGCGATAAGCTTTACAGCTTCACGATACTGGTTCATTACAGATTCATTGTGGCCCTTCACTGTGTCAGCAAACATAGCCATCAAATCTTTATCTTCTTGTGTTATGGATACCTCATCAACCAACACTGGCACAGGGGTCCAGAATGTTACACTACCATTTTTGTGGCGGTGTGTTTTAAGGGAGATAACACATTTCTGCATCAGTTTCTTCTGTTTTGCCAAGTTACTGATGAAATCACCTATGGGCTTAAAACCAGAGCGTTTGAAGTATGCAACAACTGGCTGATCTTCTACCTTGACCTCTGTGCCATCTGCTGTTCTAAAATCACCAGATATCTTACCAAAGATAACCTGATTACAAACAACAGCACGTGATCTCAGGTATGCAGGGTCATCCTTCGATAAAGCCTCTTCCTCTTCACGAGTCAGTCTACCAGCCTTATTGATACCATCAGTTGATGGGAACATACCCGACAACGTTGGTTTCTGCACAGACTTGGAAGAGAACGTACCAGTCTCTTGATCCCACAGGCTGTACTCAAAGGTACGCAGTATAAATCTTACTTTAACTTCTTCAGCGTAGATAAACCTACCATCAAGGTACATCTTCCACGCACCACGAGGCAGGGTTTGACCATCTTCAGTCTCCGCATCGTAGTTAATATTTAGACGGGGCAAACCAACTTGACGGTTTGAGTTGCCGCCCTGTCCACTTGCTTCCATAAATGTTTCCATATCGTCATTGTTAAATGCGTTAACAATTGCGTCCATATCGTCCATGTTCATTACGTCTGTCCCTATCATGTCCTTCTCCTTATCTAGGGTTACAGTACCAATCTTACAGATCTACTTCTTCTAAGTCAAGCCAATTTTTACCTATTTTTAGCTCAATTCCGACAGGCATATCATATTCTACACCGTACCTATTCATAGTCTGTGCAGGTAGGTTTTGCATACAGTGAGCTAACAGATTGATACAACCATCTTTTTCATCTGGATGCACATCCAACACAATCGAATCGTGCACAGTGTTGCAAATTACAGATTTCATTTTTCTTGTACGCATCATTTTATCAAGTTGCACGAGAGCCATAGGTAACAGGTCTGCTGTAGCAAACCCTTGCACAGGGTAATTACAGATCGCAGTCCTGTTGGTTGCCGTGCCCCACTCAGTCCAACGTGCAGAAGGGAAAGCATACTGTCTGCCACTTGGTAAGGTTATTTCTTTCTTACGTACAGCCTCTTTCTGCAGTTCCTTGTGCCACTCAGTAACACCCTTATACTTATCTTTAAACGCTCTGTAATAACGTTGCTGATCATCTGTGCCCGTGACACCACCATACAACGGTTTGAACGTGTGTGCCTTCGCTTCTTGTCTTGTGCATCCGATAACACTGGCAGTATAGCTGTGAACATCTGTACCATCCTCTACATCTTTGTAAGCCTGAATATCCTTTGCAAGAAAGCCAGCCACCCTGAACTCTAGTTGCGAGTAATCCCCCTCAAGTATAAGCCCATCCGGGAAACGGCTCTCGACCACCTTCCGTATAGCGAAGGTATTTCCACGCGGCATATTCTGAAAGTTAGGATTGCGAGACGAAAGGCGGCCCGTCGCCGTAATACACTGCATAAATTCTGGATGTATAAAATTTTTGTCGTCAACATTGTTCTTCATACCCTCTACAAACGTATTGAGATATGTGCGTAAAGCACTGTACCGTGTGTAAGCTGTAACAAACTCAAGAGCATCACCAGACAACTCTGCACGTCGGTTTTCTAAAGTTGCTCTGTCTGTCTTAAATCCAGCCGCCGCTGTATCCATTGGATCACGGGGCAATAGTTTGAATCCAGCAACTTCACGAGTTGGCATGTATATAACACCAGCACCACCACATGGTTTACAGACACGCAATATCTTACTTGGCTTCCCATTCTTGTTGACAGGTCTTACCTTGCCAAAACCAACGCACCCTAAACACTGTGAACCACGTGTCTTGTACACAACCTCAGTCATGTTCTTGATGGCAGACTTGAACTCTCCACGCTTCATGCGAGTTCGCATCTTTGGTTTCATGGTGTTTCCACGCATCTCGTGACCCAAGTTAAATACACCAGACCATGCCTTCTTGTCTTTCACACGGCGAGAGTAAAGCAACACACTTCTGTCATCTGGACTCGACAGATTCACAGGCGTGTCACCCATAGCATGACGGGCAAGTTCATCAAGACGAATCTCTAACTCATCCATCTCACGCTGATACTCCTGACGTATCTGCTCTAATGTATCTAGGTTTATCTTCAGTCCGTTCTGCTCCATACGAGCGAGAACATCTGTCATCTCAAGCGACAGTCTCAAGGTTGGTAGTAAAATTCGATGCATTATATAGTTCCTTAAAGGTAGTGCCAAAGGCATGAAGCTGTTTACACGCGATCTGTTCTGTAGCAAGTACGTCAGCCCGTCCGTACTCGTCCACTATCTCCCACGGTATATCGTAGAATGTCTTCCCCTCTTTAAGATACGGCGCAACGAGGTCTTTCTCCTTTTTGGTAACGTCATACTTTTCTGCAAGAGCAGCAAGTCCAAGAGGCCAACGCTGTGCTTTGGATAAAACATATTCAGCCACCATCGTATCGTAGATCTCACCGTCGTAAACAAACCCACACTCCCGTATCCATGATAAATCAAACTTGATGTTTTGTCCCACAACCACGTCAGCATCGTCAAGTGCCTGTTGAAACAATTCTGGCGCAAAGTCATGTGGTTCTTTTTGTGAATGATAATAACAATGATAATTTATTGTACTCATATGTAACCACTTGTACCCGATAGAAACGAGTCGGTTTCCAAAGTATGGCAGGGCAGTCGTGCTACCGCTGTCCTTCTCCACGTGAGTAGTTTCCACGTCAAATGTCAGTACGTTCATCTTTCATCCCTTTGGTTTTTACTGTGTATAGCATGACAGTTTGCACATAGTACACGACACTTGCGTACCTCTGCAATAAGCTTTTTCAAGTTACCTTTCCGCATATTAGATATGTCCATCACCTTATCTGCTTTATTTATGTGATCAAATTCCAAAGCAACTGGATGTTTTTTATATCCACATATTTGGCAACCCTTGCTCATCTTATATAGGTCAAGCCACCTGCCACGAATTTCACGTAATCGTTGATTTCTGTTCTTACGCTTTGCCACAGATACACAAAACGATGCTGGTTTACGCCAGTCTTCCTGACCTTTATTATAACCCCAGAACATACGCCCGTCTGATTCTCTTATGTCACCCCGTGTTGGCATCAATAGTATATTCCCCGATCAATATCAATCTGTGCGTTGATCATACCATGCCACCCATTTAGTTTGTTTTTTGATATACAGATATGACGCACAGTATTTTCTACCTCACTAGATCCTGTCTTGCCAATACCAATTATTATATCAGCCTCACCTGCTTTACCAGTGCGTGAGTTGTCCAGCATAGAATAGTCAATCCACTGTCTGTCATGTGCCTCGTAGTTTGCTTGACTGACGGCCCATACTAACGTCTTGTTTCTTTTAGCTATTTCTCGTGCGTACACGTAGGTTTCTTTCAGTCGTTCATCCCCACGGTTAAACTCACCAGAGATTCGGAACTTGTCAAGCTGGTCACAGAACATGATGTCAGGTCTGTTGAGCTTGGCATACTCATCAACCTCTTCTACAGAGGTGCCAACAGAATCCATAATTGTTAATAAAGGTGCAATTTCATCGACGTATTTCACAGATAAAGCAACACGGTCACGCACCATTTCCTCACGCGTCAATCCAAAATATGATTGTATTATACGTAACTTGATTTTTGGTGCAGGTTCTTCGTTTGCCCAATACACAACCTTGAAACCCTGTTTAATGTAAGATGCTGCCAGAAAGCAACAGAAGGTTGTCTTGCCAACTTCTGGTCTGGCAAATAATATACCTAAGTTTCCTCTGTCTAGACCTGACACGTTCTCCGCAATCAGGTCATAATCGAAAGGGAAGTCAGGGTCACCCGCCTCGTTGTCCAACAGGGACTCAAGGTCATCTTCTACCTTTGTGTAGGTGGTTTTGTCACTAATACGACCATCCTCTACAGTTTCGATCAGACGGCGTAACTCACCAAACTCATCACTATCACCTGTAAATATCTCTATGGCCTTCTCACCAATCTGACGTGCACGATCACGCAACCAAAAGTTGTGCACAAGATCAGCGTGTAATTCAAAATTATCTGCATTACCTACATCAAGAGATGCAATCGTTTCATGCACCTTGTTGCGAGTTGCTTCTGGCATTGCAGGGTTACGGTCATTGAACAAGCTTGCAAGTTCGTTTACCGTTAAGTCCTTGCCATACTTTGTGTGTGAATACGTCAGCGTGTCAAATATGTCACGCATCTCTTTCTCAAACATGGTTCTGTCAATAATGTTCTTTACGCGACTAAAAAAGTCTACGTTAAGACAGAAACCAAGTATCTGTTTATCTATCGATGTGGGATCGTATGAAGTCATCTCGTTCCTCGTTCGTCATGTTTTTCAAATCACGGTCAAGCACCATCAGTCGTGTAGGAACTTTTCTACATAGTATTTTTACCATGTCAAGTGCCTTGTCTGTTGCGTCCTTGTCCAATGCCACAAAAATCTTCTGGTAATTAGATAGTTGCTTTACGTGTTCATCTAAAAGATTTGTACCCAATAAAGCTAACCCTGTGATGCAATGTGAAATACTGCAAGCAGAAGCGCAATCTTCCACAACTGCCACACGGTCTCCTCTACCACATATGAAAGGTTTGTTACTATTTCCATATCTATACCACTTCGCTCCTTTTCCGTCTATTGATCTGCCCACCGCGTCAACTACCTTGCCCTCGTGTTTGACAAGATAAACAACACGACCTGTTCTAAAATCATACCGTATGTCTACACGACCAGCAAGATAGGCATCATATGCATGCACAGATCTTACATAAAGTTCGGCATCTAAGCTACGGGAAAGACTAACAAATGTGTTTGGCACTTCGTAAGTGTTACTAGTACGGGGAACAGGCACATCTGCCTGTGACCCAGAAAATACACGGGATGCATGTTGTCGAGACAAGGTGATACCCGTTCTACCCGACACATTGCAGTCTGCATGAAAGCAATACCACAGTCGTTGCAATCCGTCATCTGTCACACTGAACGTGTTCTTTCTAGCACACACAGGACAGTCAGATCGATAGCGTCCTAATGGCTGTATGTCCAGCGATTCGATGTAACCTTTTAGCCAGTTCGGTGATTTCATGTCAGTCGTTGTAATCTGTATGACTAACATTGTCAACTGCATTTTATTGGTTGACAGCCATTGACAGGGTGTGTTACCCAATATGTAACCTACCCTATAGGGATAACCTAATATGAAAATATATAATAAAATTAACCCTGTAGCTAAAATATTGGGGAGTAGACAGTTTGGTAAAAAAGTTGTCCCCAATAAAAAGAAAAGCAAACTAAATAAATTATCTGAAAAGGAAGCACAGGATGCCAAGACCAAACAAGATTCTTGAACCCACCAAGACGTATAACCTGTTGCTGAAAGAAGCACAATACGACAAGTTAGCTTACGCCGCACATCAAATGCAAAAGACTGCACTTGAACAAGTTGCTGTAGCTGACCTGATACGAGAGGCTATCGATATATACATTGAAGCGTGGGAGAATGATGATGTCACTGAAAACGAAGAAGCTTGAAATAGAAATAGTCGAACGGGGTGACGGCAGGTGGATGCTTTGTGTCCCTGCTTCGTCTGTTCGTATTGGTGAGACAGATCGTGAACTGGTGAAGAAAAAAGACTGTGTAGACTATTTGCGGCACGTTGCTTTATTTGTCGGAAAAAGTCGATGGGATTGCAAAATGTGGCTTGACAGGAACAAACAAGCGGTGTTAAGACTAGGAATACCTTACGAGGTTTCGTGAGGTTGTTTCGTTCGTTGGTTGGGGAGCGGGGTTGGATTCATTTCCAGCCCCGTTTCTTTTTTTGTTGACAAGATATTTGGTTATCGATATTGATTATGTATCGTTAATCAATGAAGGGAACGAACGATGGCTAAGAAGTTACAAAACATGACAGCAGATGAACGCATAGCCTACTGGCACAATCGACAGGAAAAGG